ATGAAAATAAAATAATACTACTCAAAGGTGAAGATTTAGAGATTTTACCTATTGAAAGAATATTTTTTAACAATTAATGATATTTATATAAAAAAAGTGTCATGTTAGTAAATAAAAACAAAAACGAAAAAAATATTCAATCTAATTTGGATAATTTTTTAAAGGGTAAAAAACAAGAGGATTGTAACACAGATGAGTGTTTAATTAACAACCCTGAAGAAATTGTTAAAAGAGAAAATAAAAAAATCATCACAAATGATGGTAGACAACTTTTAAACGAATACACAAACTAAATATGGAAAAAGGTTTATCTAAAGAATTACAGGAATCTCTAAAAAGACATAGAGAACTTCTTGGTTATGATCCAACTAAAGGTACTTCTTCTTTGAACGAAATTAGAAGACACACATATCCAGTTGACGATATGACTGATTATGCTGATGAGGAAGAAAAAGAAACTACAGATACAGAAGGTGGGGACAATGAAGACTTCGACTTTGGTGGTGGAGAAGGTGATACTGAAGAAGGTGGTGATAACGCGGATTTTGACTTTGGTGGTGAAGAGGGTGATGCTGAGGCTGATACTGAAGAAGGTGGTGAAGAAGAAGAAACTGACGAATTCGGTACTGCTGATGAATTTAGTGCGGCCGATGAATTAGAGGATGAAGAATCTGATGAAGAAGTTGAAGAAATAGACGTAACAGACATTGTTAAACGTGCTGATGACGCTAAAGGTTATTCTGAAAAAGCAGTTAAAGCAGCTGAAGAAGGTAAAAATATGATTACCGACTTAATGTCAAAGTTTGATGCTTTACAAACTAGTTTATCTAAAATAGACACTGTAGCCAATGAATTAAATGTTATAAAAAGAGACATTCAATCACAAAAACCAAAAGAAAAGTTAGAACTACGTTCATTAGATTCTTATCCATTTAACGTTAAACTAACTGATTATTGGAACGATGAAAAATTAAAAGACAACTATGAAGTAACTTCAGGTAGACCTGACGGACAAAGCCAAGATGGTGAGGTTAAAGTTTGGAAGGTAAAACCCGAAGATGTTAAAGATTATAACACAAATGATATTAAAAAATCTTTTGTTCCAGAATCTAAAAAGAAAAAAAGAACAATTTAAAAAGTAAATAGAAAAAGGGTGAATAACCCTTTTTTTTATGCTTTACAAAATACAATTATTAGATTATAATTAACTCACGTATACATCAGTACTGCGTATTAAATAAATGTTAAACAATTAAAAACAAAACAAATGAGTAATGTATTAGATGCGATTATGTCGCAGTATGAAAAAAACAAGAATTCAGGTGGTGGTAAATCATTTGAAGAAAAAGATTTCTCTAAGTATTTTAACCCACGTTTGGAAGAAGGTGAAAAGAATGGTGAAGTAACCATTCGTTTAATGCCAACTAAAGATGGTGCTTCACCATTTGAAGAAGGTTACTTCCACGTTATGCAGGTTAACGGTCAATGGAGAAAACTTTATTGTAGAGAACACAACGATGGTGAAACTTGTCCATTGTGTGAGGTTGAAAAAGCTTTAAAAGCTACAGGTAGTGAAGAAGACAAGAAAATTGCCAAGACCTATAAGGCTGGTAAATTTTATCTTGTTCGTGTAATTGACCGTTCTAAAGAAGAAGACGGTGTTAAAATTTGGCGTTTCCGTCACAATTACAAAGGTGAAGGTGAATTAGACAAAATGATTCCATTGTTCACTAAAAAAGGAAATCTTGCTGATGGTCGTGAAGGTCGTGACCTTACCCTTATGTTAGGTCGTGGTGACAAGAACAACACCAAGATAACTTCTATTATGGCTGAAGACCCATCAATGTTAACAGAAAACAAAGATAAAGCCAAAGCTTGGGTAAAAGATACTGTGTCTTGGAAAGAAATTTATAAAGCTTCTCCTTTTGAGTATTTAGAAATAATTGCTAACGGTGAGAATCCTGTTTGGGATAAAAAACTTGAAAAGTTTGTTGCTAAAGGTGAAGAAACTGTGAAAAAAGAAACTGGTACTACAAGCGCTAAGTATAAAGCTCCAGTTGTCGATGATGAGGCTGAAGATGATGATGAAATGCCATTTTAATTAAAAAAATATGTCTACAACAACAAAAAAATCCATAGGTAAAAAAGAATTCTCACTCGATAGTTTGAAGGATAAGTTTAGTACAAAAACTAAATACAAAGCTGATAAATTTATTGATTTGGGTGAAGCTTTCCAAAAAGCAACAGGTGTTCCTGGCCCTGCTCTTGGACACTTAAACGTCTTCTTGGGGCATTCCGATACGGGTAAAACTACAGGGTTATTAAAATCCGCTATTTGGTGTCAACAAAATGGTATTCTACCAATTTTTATTATCACTGAAAAGAAATGGAGTTTTGGTCACGCCCAATTAATGGGTTTGGATGCCAAGGAAGTTACACCAGGAGAGTGGGACGGTTTTTTTCTTTTTCGTGATGATTTCGATTATATCGAACAGATTACTGATTATATGAATCAAGTGTTGGATGCACAAGATAAAGGTGACATCCCATATGATATAGTATTCTTTTGGGATTCTGTCGGTTCTATCCCATGTAAAATGACTTATGACGGTAAAGGTGGTAAGATGCACAACGCATCTGTTTTATCCGATAAAATAGGCATGGGATTGAATGGCCGAATTACGTCATCAAGAAAAGAAACAAGTAAATATACAAACACAATTGTTTTTGTTAATCAACCTTGGGTTGAATTACCAGACTCCCCAATGGGTCAACCAAAAATTAAGATGAAAGGTGGGGAAGCTATCTATCTTAACAGTACTTTAATTTTCCTTTATGGTAATCAAAAAGGAGCTGGTACAAATAAGATTATGGCAACCAAGAACGGTAGAAAAATTAAATTCGCTACTCGTACTAAAATTTCTATCCTTAAAAACCACGTAAACGGTATTGGTTACGAAGATGGTAAAGTAATTGTAACACCACACGGTTTTATTGAAGATACAAAAGAATCTGAAGAAAAATACAAAAAAGAATATTCTGAATTTTGGACAGAGATGTTCATCAAGAATGGATTGGATGTAAAAGAAGGTGAAGATTTTTCACTAGAAGGTTCAGAAACAGATATCGATTTAGAGGGTCTAGAGTGATGAGAATAGATTGGGTAACATACGAAATAATAATAAACTCATTTCAAAATGAAATGGTTAAAGACCAAATACACAGCTTGGTTAGGGAGTACCTAATAGGTACACCCACCCAAGTGATTAAAGATGAGTTATTAACATTAGCCATTCTAACTGAAACCCCACAAAATCCAATAGAACAAAGAAGAAACATTGTCCAACCCTTTAATTTTGTGTCTAACAATGACGGGACTACGGGTAACTAAAAGAAAAGAAAAAACTAAAACACTTCTTGTTGATGGAAACGTTCTTATGAAACGCTCTTATAATGGAGCTAAGAACGTTTTCTACAAAGAAGTCCACATCGGTGGAATATTCCAATTTTACACTACATTAAGAAAACTTATTGTTGAATTATCTATAGATAAAGTAATTATCATGTGGGATGGTGAAAGAGGTGGTTATTTAAGACTTGACTACTATCCCGAATACAAAGGCAATAGAGCTAAATTTTTTGACAAAAACTACGAAATTCAAAAACTAAGAGTTAAATCTTATGCTGAAGATTTATTCTTGCGTCAGTATGAACATCCTGATTGTGAATCCGATGATTTATTATCTTTTTATTCCATCAATAGAAATAAAAACGAAGAAGTAATTATCTACACAAATGACCGAGATTTGTGTCAATTAATTTGTGAAGATGTTAGTCTATATTTGGCAGATAAGAAAACCTTGGTGGGTGTAGGCAATTATAATTGGTATTTTCAACACCATTATCAAAATGCTGGTTTAGTTAAAATAATAGAAGGATGTACAACAGACAACATTAAAGGGATTGATGGTGTTACTGAAAACACACTCTTAACCTATTTTCCTGAAATTAAAGAAAAAAAAGTTACATTAGAGGACATCTTAAAAAGGAGTAAAGCCTTGAAAGAAGAGAAAAATTTAAAGATATTTGAATCAATATTAGAAGGTAAAACTAAAGGGTGTCACAAAGGTAATGTATACGAAATAAATAAAATAATAATAGATTTACAACAACCACTTTTAACGGATGAAGCTAAAGAAGAGGTTTTAAACCTTATTAAATTACCATTAAACCCCGAAGGTCGTGATTATAAAAACGTGTTAAAAATGATGTTTGAAGACGGTGTTATGTACGCTATACCTGGTGGTGAAAATGGTTATGTAAATTTTTTAGAACCTTTTATAAAATTATCCAAAAAAGAAAAAACAAACTACAAAAACTCAAAACTATGAAAAAATTCGAATTTTTATTAAAAATTAATGGCAATATTATTTGCCAACGTTACTTTTCTGTAAAAAATTTTAACCATAAATCAGTAAATTCTTTGGATTTATATGACTGTGTGGATGATTGTACAGGTATGGTACAGGAACAATTAAAAGAAAAGGCCATAGATTATTTATGGAACCAATTCAACCCATACGAAAAACAAACAGAAGAACAAATCAACAGAACACCAATCTATGAAAAAGAAGATATTTTTGATTTTGAAATTAGGATAGATGAAAAAACTATTATATCTAAACGTTTTACGGGAAATGTTTATCCTCAAAGAGTTAGGTATAGTGTTGATATTCGTGAATTAATTTCTAAGATTATATCTCGTATTCAAGAAACTTTAGGTCAAGAAAATTTTACTGTGGAATACGCAAACATAAAATTGTAATCACTATTTATGAATATACAAAGTAAGAAGATGGGAAAAAATGTTACATTAGGATACCTCGGTTATAAGTTTCAAACCGAATTAATTAACCAGCTCTTACATCCAGCGAATAAAAAATTTTCTGACAGAATTATTGACATCGTACACGCTAGGTACTTCGACAATGAGTATTTCCGTCTCATAGTAGCCCAAATAAAGGATTACTATGAGAAGTACGAGAAAGTTCCAGCTTACGACACTTTAGAAACCATTTTTAGAATGGAAATTAAAGACAAGGTAACTCAGGACTATGTATTTGAAATGTTAAATGAAATTCGTGAATTGGTTGTAGCAGATTGGGAATTTGTTCAGGGTAAAGCTTTAAATTTCTGTAGACAACAAGAACTTAAAAAAGCCAATGAAAAAATCAACAAGATTGTTGATAATGGTGAGTTTGACAACTATGAAACTTGTGCTGAAATTTTAAGAGAGGCTTTAGCTGTAGGTTCCGAAAAAGATGACGGTACTTCTATCACCGAAAACATTGAAGCAGTATTAGAAAAAGACTTTAGACACCCAATTCCGACAGGAATAAATGGTATTGATAATTTAACCGATGGGGGTTTATCGAGAGGTGAACTTGGGGTTATATTAGCACCTTATGGTGTTGGTAAAGCACAACCAGTATCATCCAAAATTTTAACACCAACAGGGTGGAAGTTGATGGGTGAAATAAGTGTGGGTGATTACGTAATAGGTTCTGACGGTAAAAAACAAAAAGTATTAGGTGTTTACCCACAAGGTAAAAGACCTATTTATGATGTTTATTTTTCTGATGGCACAAAAACACAATGTGACGAAGAACATTTGTGGGCTGTTAATAAATTTTACCGTAGAAACAGGAAAATAAAAGGTAAATGGGATCCTAATCACGATTTTGAAGTACTACCTTTATCTAAAATAAAAGATAATTTATACATTAAAACTAAAAAACAAAATTTTAAAAATTATCTTATACCACAGGTAAACCCAGTAGAATTTGATTTCCAAAACATAAAATTAGATCCATACGTTCTAGGTGTTATGTTAGGTGATGGTTGTTTAAACAAGTCAATGTGTTTTGATACTAAAGACGATGATATAATTAATAATGTTAGTCAGTTTTACGGTAAAAATAATATATCAATAAACGAATATTTTAGGGATGTTAAAACTGATGATGACGTTTTAGTTAAAACAAAAAACATTAAACGTGTTAGGTTATTAAAAGCTAAACCAATATTTGAGGGGTTAGGTCTGTTTAATAGTAATAGTAAAACAAAATTTATACCCAAAAATTATTTATATAATTCTGTTTGGGTTAGGGAAAAAGTTTTACAAGGTTTAATAGATACAGACGGTTGGATTGATGGTCATTTAATCGGTTATTCTACTGTTTCAGAACAACTAATGTTAGATGTTAGAGAGTTGGTTTTATCATTAGGTGGTACTTGTATCGTTAAAGAGAAAAACGTTAAATACTTATACAAAGAAAATTTTTCACTAAAGAAAAGTTATAGTTTAACAATAAGTTTCCCTAATAATGATATCACCCCATCTTTATGTAATAGAAAAATATCTAGGTTTAAATACAGGACAAAATATGAAAAAAATAAATTTATAACTGAAGTTAAATATTCACATGAAGAAGATGCTCAGTGTATATATGTAGAAAATGATGACCACCTGTATGTCACTGATGATTTTATCTTAACACATAACACAACAATTTTAACCAAAATTGCTAATTCAGCTTACAATGAAGGTTATAATGTTTTACAAATTGTATTTGAAGATATGCCTGATGTTATTAAAAGAAAACACTTGGCATGTTGGTCGGGCATTAATTTAAATGAGTTAGCTGACCGAAAAGAAGAGGTTTTATCTAAACACAAAGAAGTAACTTCAAACAGAACAAATGATTTAAGAATTAGAAAGTTTTCTTCAGAGGGTGTAACCATGCAAACCATAAAATCTTTCGTTAGACATGAAATCTCTACAGGATTTAAACCTGACATGATTGTTTTAGACTATATTGATTGTGTTGAATCAACAAAACATTATAGTGATGAATGGTCAGGTGAGGGTAATGTGATGAGAGGTTTTGAATCTATGTTAAATGAATTTAGTTTGGTAGGATGGACAGCCGTTCAAGGTAACAGAAGTTCTATTAGTTCTGATGTTGTAACTGGAGACCAAATGGGCGGTTCGATAAAGAAAGCTCAAATAGGACACTTCATTATGTCAATAGCTAGAACATTACCACAAAAAGAAGCTGGTAGAGCAACAATTGCAGTCTTAAAATCACGTTTTGGTCGTGATGGTGTTGTATTCGAAGACTGTACATTTGATAACGGTAGGGTGTATATAGACACTGAGGCTTCACATACTTTCTTAGGTTATGAAAAGAAGCAAGAGGAGAAAAAAGAAGCACATACACGTGATAGAATACAAAGAGCAAAAGAGTTACAAAAACAAAACAATTAAAAATTACAAATTTTCTAAAAAATTATTAAAAAATGGAGATTTCAAGTAAAATACTCTCAAACATAACAGTCCACATGAAATATGCTAAGTATGTTCCTGAGTTAAACAGAAGAGAAACGTGGGAAGAGTTGGTGACAAGAAATAAAGAAATGCATCAAAGAAAATACCCAGAAATCAAGGATGAGATTGAAAAGGTGTATAAATTGGTGTATGATAAAAAAGTTCTACCTTCAATGAGGAGTTTACAATTTGGTGGTAAACCAATTGAAATAAGTCCTAACAGAATTTACAACTGTGCTTATATGCCAATTGACCATACGGATTCTTTTGCTGAAGCAATGTTTTTATTATTAGGTGGTACAGGTGTTGGTTACTCCGTACAAAAACATCATGTTGATAAATTACCGGAGATTAAAAAACCAAATTCAAATAGAACTAGAAGATACCTTATTGGAGATTCCATCGAAGGTTGGGCTGATGCTATTAAAGTTTTAATTGAATCATATTTTGGGTCTAAATCTTCTACACCTATATTTGATTATTCAGATGTTAGACCTAAAGGGGCTAGGTTAGTAACTAGTGGTGGTAAAGCTCCCGGACCTCAACCATTAAAAGACTGTATCCACAATATCAAAAAGATTTTAGATACAAAAGAAGATGGTGATAAACTAAAACCAATTGAAGTTCATGATATTGTATGTTTTATAGCTGACGCTGTATTAGCTGGTGGTATCAGAAGAGCAGCATTAATTTCTTTATTCTCAGCTGATGATGATGAAATGTTAGCTTGTAAATCAGGTAATTGGTGGGAATTAAACCCACAAAGAGGTAGAGCTAATAACTCAGCAGTTTTAATGAGACATAAAATAACCAAAGAATATTTTATGGATATTTGGAAACGTATTGAGTTAAGTGGTTCTGGTGAACCTGGAATTTATTTATCTAACGATAAAGATTGGGGAACCAACCCGTGCTGTGAGATAGCACTCCGGCCTTATCAGTTTTGTAACCTTTGTGAGATTAATGCGTCTGATATTACATCACAAGAGGATTTTGAAGAAAGAGTTAAAGCAGCAACATTCATTGGTACATTACAAGCCGGATATACAGATTTCCACTACTTACGTGATGTATGGAAACGTACAACTGAAAAAGATGCTCTTATCGGTGTAGGTATGACAGGTATTGGTTCAGGCGTTGTATTAGGTTACGATATGAAAAAGGCAGCAAAAATTTCTAAAGAAGAAAATGAAAGAGTAGCGTCATTAATTGGTGTTAATAAAGCAGCAAGAACAACTACTGTAAAACCTTCAGGAACTTCTTCATTGGTGTTAGGTACATCTTCAGGTATTCATGCATGGCATAATGATTATTATATCAGACGTGTTCGTGTTGGTA